ATCTCACCATCGTGCAAGACCAGCCGCTGCCGATGCACCTGCTGGCCGCGGTGCGCAAGTTCCAGGTCAACGACTGAAGGAGACGCCAATGTCTTGGGTTCTGGTGGCAGTGACGGGTATGACTGCCTTCAACAACGTGCAGCAGGGGCGCTACGCCAAGGCCCAGGCCGGGCTGCAGGCGGCGATGTCCGACTATCAGGCGCAGGTCGAGCAGGACAACGCGCTGAAGACCGCGGAGATCATCCGGCGCGCCGGGCGCAAGCAGGTCGGGCAGGCCAACGCGGCGTTCGCTGGCGCCGGCGTGAAGGTCGGCGAAGGCAGCGCGGCCGAAGTGGAGCGCGACATCACGCAGGGCTACGAGCACGACGCCTTCCAGGCGCTGCTCGAGGGCGGGCGCCGCGCGTTTGGCCTGCAACTCGACAGCGAGCTCACTCGCATCAACGGTCGCATGCAGGCTGCCGCTGGCGGGGTGAACGCGGTTGGCACGGTTCTCGGCGGCACCTACGGCGCAATGCGCGCCAACGGCTGGCGCACGGCTGGCCCGGGGTTCTCGGGGACGCAGGCACCTGCGCCGGTCGAGACGCGGACGATCGACTACATCCCGGGGCGCTGAGAAATGGCAACCATCCCGATGGGCAACTTCGGCCAGACCGTGGCGCGGCCGGCGCCGATGCCGACGATCCCTCGCGGTGACGCGATCGGCCAGGCCGTCGATCGCACGGGCCAGATCGCGTTCAACGTGGTGACCGACATGGCCCAGCAGCAGACGCGGCTGCAGCTGCAGGATGCCGCCGAGCAGAAGCGCAAGGACGAGGAAGCTCAACACGCCGCGATCCGGGCCCAGACCATCACCGCGCTGACCGGCACGAAGGACAAGCTGGCCGACCTGCACGACCAGATCACGCAGGGGGTGCTTGACGGCTCGGTGCCCAAGGACAAGGCCGAAAGCGAGTACGCCTCGCAGTCCGCGAAGGTTCTGGAAGGCATCGGCACCGACCTGCCAGAAGCGCAGCGCGGCATCGTGCTGGCCGAACTGAACGGCGACGCCGCTCGTCTGGGCAACAGCGTGCGCAAGGCGGTGACGCAGCGCGACCGCCAGGACGTGACCAGCGGCATCAGCCAGACGCTCGAGTACCTGCAGCGCCAGTACCGCGCCGACCCGGCCAAGGCGACGCAGCAGGCGATGGATCTGATCGAACAGCTGGGCCCGCACTCGACGCTGAACCCGGAGCAGCTGACAAAGCTGAAGCAGTCGTGGAAGGAGGGCACGCAGTACACCGCGGGATACGAGCTGGTGAGCGCTGGCCGGGCGGATCGCAAGATGCTCGACGCTGCCGAGCGGACGATCACCACAGGCCTGCCAGACCTCGATCCACAGAAGCGCGCGACGCTGCTCGATCGGATCTCCGCCTACCGGCTGCACCTCGACCAAAAGGCGGAGCTCGCCGCGGCGCGCGCGCAGCGCGAGGCCGAGCGGCGCCTGAAGCTGGCCGAGGCCGAGTTCAACACGTTCCAGGTGATGGCCGACAAGGGGACCATCCTCGACCCGGCCTACATCGACCGCGCGCTCACCGCTACCTCGGGCACGCCCTACCAGTCCGGGGTGCGCGCGCTGGCCCAGCAGGCGAAGGACATGGGCGGGCTGGCGGCCCAGCCGGTGCAACAGCAGCAGATGCTGCTCGACCAGGTGAACGCGCTGATCGCGCAGCGCGGCCGCTCTCCCGAGCTCGACAAGCGTAAGGACCAGATCGAGAAGGTGCTGCGCGGCAGCCAGCAGGATCTCTACCGCGACGGGCTGCGCGCCGGCCTCGAGCGCGGCGTCATCACCGACCTGAAGCCACTGGACCAGAGCGGAGGCATCCCGGGGCTGATCCAGCAGCTGCAGGCGCGCGTGCCGCTGGCGCAGCGCGTGAGCATGTGGGCCGGGCGGCAGGTGTCCCCGATGACCGACGAGGAAGCGGCCCAGCTGAAGCACCAGCTCGACGCGCTGCCGGCGAAGGAGCGATCGGGCATGGTTGCCACGCTGGCGCAGGCGATCGGCCCGCAGGCCGCGCAGGGCCTGGCCGTGCAGATGGACAAGAAGGACAAGGGCATGGCGCTGGCCTTCGCCTTCTCGGGGTCTCAGACCACCGAGGGCCGGTTCACGTCCGAGCTGCTGCTCAAGGGCCAGCAGGCGAAGCTCGACGGCACCAGCACCAAGGGCGAGAAGCAGCCCGACCTGAAGCCCGCGCAGTGGTCGGCGCACATCGCTGCCGAGCTCGACGGCGTGTTTCCGGCGCAGACCCTCACCGACCAGACGCGCGAGGCTGCGGTGCTGATCGCCCACGGTATCGCCTCGGAGCAAGGCGGCCGGCTGAGCACGAAGGATCTCGATCGCGCCGTGCGCCTGGCCGTCGGCGGGTCCGTGGTCGAGCACAACGGACGCAAGGTGCTGCTGCCCGCCGGCGTCGACGAGGACATGCTGGCCAAGCGGCTGCGCTCCATCAGCGCGGAGGAGCTGGCCAAGCAGGCACCAGAAGGCCAGGTGCGCGCCGGCGGCGTGCCGATGCCGGTGGCCGACTTCGTGAAGACCCTGCCGGGTCAGCAGCTGATGTACGCGGCGCCCGGCAAGTACGTCGTGATCGTCAGCGGCCGCCCGGTGCTCAACGCCAAGGGCCAGCCCATCATCGTCGGGGTGCAGTGATGTCGCTCGGAGAGCTCTACCAGCAGGATGTCGACCGCTCGCTGTCGACGATGGCGGCGATCCCGCCCGACCCGCCGAAGCGCGACGAGCGCACCGCCTGGGGCGCACCCTGGCGCGCGATCAAGGCCGCGGCTGCCGACGTGCTCGGCTCCACCGCGGACGTGCTCAAGGGCTACGGCGCCGCGTCAGCGATGACGCTCGAGGCCGACCCGGTGGCGCGTGCAGTGCTGGGCGACAAGGCGGTGCAGCAAGGTGCGGCCGAGGGCCGGCGCCAGATCGCCACCGGCGAGGCGCTGGTGTCCGACGTGGGCCAGTCGTTCCGGCAGGTGTCGAAGGATCAGCGGCCCGATCCGGTGACCGCCAGCAAGGCCGAGCAGATCGTCTTCGGCGTCGTGCGGCCCGTGTCCAAGCTGGTGGCGGGCGGCGTGATGGCGGGGCCGTTCGGCATCGTGGGTGCGGCTGGCGAGGAAGGGTTCACCCAGTCGGAGGATCTTCGCGAGCAGGGCGTCGACTTCGCCACCCGCACCAAGATCGGCACGCTGACGGCTGGCGTCAACGCTGCCGGGGCATTCCTGCCGATGGCCGGCCCGACGCTCAAGGCTACCGCCGGCCTGTACCTGCTGGGCGGCCCGGGCGCATTCATGGCCCAGCAGCAGGCCACGCGCAAGATCCTCGAGCACGCGGACTATGCCGAGCTGGCCAAGCAGTACGACCCGCTCGACCCGACCGGCCTGGCGCTCTCGGCGCTGATCCCGCTGCCGTTCGCGGCCCACGGTGCGGTGCGCAACGTGCGCGCGGCGCGTGGCTCAAACGCGACGGCAAGACCGGAAGCGGCGCCCCCCGCTGTCGCCCCCGAGGTGGTCGACGCAGCCATGACGCACAACCTCACGGTGCAGCAGGACGTGCACGAGGCCGTCCCGCCAGCAGCGCGCGCGGCAGAAGTGATGCGCGGGCCGGTGACCGAGAATCCGAACTTCAAGGCGTGGTTTGGCGACTCCAAGGTTGTCGATGAGGACGGCAAGCCGCTGGTTGTGTATCACGGTACGGCGCGCGACTTCACTGCGTTTGATATTGGCCGGTCTGGCGAGGCTACTGGAAACACGGGCTTTTACGGTGAAGGTGTGTATTTCACGGAAGATGCAGATTACGCGGCAGGGTTCGGCGCGTTCGCTAGAAGGACGGAGGATGACGCTGTGAGCGTCGTGCCGGCTTATCTCTCTCTGCAAAATCCGGCCTATATCCATGTCAATCCGAAGGACGCGAGCTTGGTTTCGCTGGCGCGAGAGACGGTGGATAGATTGCTGGAGATAGCGAGAGAAGAAGCCCCGCCAGATGCAGTTTTGGCGAAGCTCGAAACCTACGCCGGAGAAGGCAAGTTTGAGCAATTCATGGGGACGCTTTACAGCAATTTCGGAAAAGGCAGTGGCGTCACGGAGATTTTGAAGCGCGCAGGATTCGATGGCGTCGTGGTGTATGGCAACAATGGCGGCCGTAATTTTTTAAGCGAAGCTGTCGCTTTCCGCCCCGAGCAGGTCAAATCCGCCATCGGCAACAGCGGCCGATTCGACCCGAACAGCGCGAGCCTGACCGATCCAGTACAGGCCCGCATCGACGCCACGCCGACCGAAGCAGCTACCGCGCTCGAAACGCGCGAAGTGCCTGTCAAGTCGATCACGCTTTCCGAAGACGTGCCGCAGTTCAAGAGCGGCGCGAACGCGGCCGGCGTGGTGGAACCGCTCGGCGGCTCGTTCGACCGCACCGGCGTCGCGCCGATCCAGCTTTGGGAGCGCACGGACGGTCGCCTCGAAGTCATCAGTGGCCGGCACCGGCTCGACCTCGCGCGGCGCAGCGGCGAGGAAACCATCCCGGCGCAGATTCACCGCGAGGCGGACGGCTTCGACGTGCGGCGCGCGGCTGCACTCGACGCCGAGTTGAACATCCGCGACGGACAGGGTAAGGTACGGGACTATGTTGACTACTTCCAAGCAACCGGGCTCGACCGCGCCACGGCAGAGCAGCGGGGACTTCTGGCGCGCTCAACGGGCAAACGGGCTTACGCCATCGCAAATGACGGAAGTCCTGAACTCATTGCCGCCCATCGTGCTGGCGCCGTCGGTGACGAGGCGGCCGTCGCCATCGCAGGCGCAGCCCCCGGAGATTCCAGACTCCAAGCCGTAGGCATTCGCGCCGTCCAAGACGGCAAGACGATCGCGCAGGCGGCGAACACGGTTCGCGCCGTCAAACTGCTGGCCGGCGAGCGCGCCGACGACGCGGCTGGCGACCTGTTCGGCTTCGACGATTCGGCGATGCGCGAGGCCGAAAGCATGGCGAAGATCGCGACCGCCAAGCAGCGCGAGGTTCAGACCCGGCTATCTGCGATCAGCGGCGCAGCCAAGCGGCCAGAGCTGGCGAAGGCCGAAGGCGTCAACATCAAGGATCAGGCTGCAGTCTTGCGCCGCGTGGAGGAACTGCGCGCCGAGAGCGCGGCGTGGGAGAACTGGACGACGAACCCGGCGCTGGTCGAGGCGATCCGGGCCGAACTACATCCAGACGGGGCCCCGCTGCTGCAGGCGCATTCGGCGGATGATCTGGCAGCGAAGGCGGCGCGCGAAGCCGATGCGCCAAGGCTCGACGAAAAGGCGCAGATCGACGCAGAGCGCGAACACTTCCAGCTTGTGCAGCAGGCGGTCGAAGGGCGCGAAGACACGACCGGCGATATGTTCGACGCGCACATGCGATCCGTTGCCGATCGCGTCGCCAGCGTCGAGAAAGAGAATCCGGCCGCTGCGCAGGAGATGGCGGCGGCGCGCGCACTGGCGGCCGAGGGCGACGACGCGAACCTCGGCGCGCTCGACGCCGACCTGGTGCGCGTCGCGGCGGAGTGCGCGCTGTCGATGGGGTCTACGTGAGTGCTCTGACCACGGCTGCCAACAGCAGGCCAGCGGCCACGAGTGCCATCACCTGCACGAACCACGTGCGCATGAACCGGAGTGCGCCGCGCCAGTTGCCGGCCGCGCCGAGCCCTGCCACCGCCAAGACGGCAACGGCACCAACGACGAACCACAGCACTGGAAGGTAGCTACCCATGGCGATGAAACCGCAATGTGCCACAGCAGTCCGTGCCGCAGCTGGCGGCCGGCCCATCAGCGAAGCGAAGCTGCAGGCGATCGAGGACGCCATCAGCAACAAGATGCGCGGCCTCGCCCGCGCAGACCGGCAGCGATGGCTCGGCTTGAGCCGGGACCAGCGCATGACGGAAGCCGTGTCCGCTGCGATGGAAGACATCAAGGCGGAGGCCGCGCTCAAGGAGTATCGAGCTGGGCTGAACGTGATTCGGATCGCCGAGTCGGAGCAACGAATCGCCGACGCCATGGGACTCAACGGCCTTACCAGGTCTCAGGCCCTGAGCCGCGACATCGAGAACACGGGCTTGTACGTCGATGGCGTCCGCAACGACGCCATCTCGGGCATGGTCAGCTTCCTCGATGCAGCCGAGTCTCGTGAAGGTGTCGGAGCCATGCGCTCGTTGGGCATGAGCGTCTTCTCGCTGGACAACCCGGCCATGACCGCCGACATCGTGCGCGAGGTCTTCCGCAATGCCGATGGCTCGACAGGCAACGCGGCGGCCAAGAAGGCCGCGGAGGCATGGCTGTCGACCGTCGAGAGGCTGCGCGAGCGCTTCAACACGGCAGGCGGCAACGTCGGGAAGCTCGGCTACGGCTACCTCTCACAGGCGCACGACATGTGGAAGGTGCTCGATGCGGGGGTCGATCGGTGGAGCAGCGCTGTGCTGCCGCTCCTGGATCGGGAGCGCTACGTCAATGCCGACGGCAGCCTCATGAACGACGCGCAGCTGCGTGATCTGCTGGGCGGCGCGTGGGAGACGATCAGCACGGATGGGGCGAACAAGGCTGAGCCTGGGGCGTTCAAGGCCACACCGCCCCGCGCGAACCGTGGCAGCGATCACCGCGTGCTGCACTTCCGGGACGGCGATGCCTGGATGGCCTACATGACCGAGTACGGGGAGGGCTCGCTCTACGACTCGATGATCGGGCACATCGGCAAGATGGCCCGCGATGTCGGTCTGATCGAGCGCTACGGCTCGAACCCCGAGCACTGGTTCCGGCTCGAGTTGGACCTGGCACAGCGCGCGGACGGCGTAGGCACCATGCCGAGTCGGCTTGCCGGCAATCAGCCGGAGGCGTACTGGGCCATCGCCACGGGGCGCACTGGCAGCCCTGAGAACCGCCTGATCGCGGCCCGCTTCCAGGACCTGCGCAACGTGCAGACGGCAGCGAAGATCAGCTGGGGGCCGCTGGCAGCGCTCGCCGACGCGGGCACGATCCTGCAGACCTTGCACTACGACCGGATCCCCTACTTTGAGTATCTGAAGGCGGTGGGGCGGCGCTTCTCGGCTGGGCACCGTGAGCAGATGACCGCGCACGGCGTCATCAGCGAGTCGCTGCTGAGCTCGCTGAACCGCTGGACTGGCGACAACATGACCCACAGCGCTACCGGAAGGGTTGCGAACGCGGTGATGAAGCTCTCGCTCATGAACGCCTGGACCGACAACCTGCGCTCGGCCTTCGCGGACGTGATGATGCTGAACTTCGCCAAGAAGGTCGGCAAGGCCTGGGGCCAGCTCGACGCCTGGGATCGCTACCTCATGGAGCGCAAGGGGATCACCGAGGCCGACTGGTCCATCATCACGCAGGCCGCGCCCACAGCGATCGAGGGGCGCGCCTTCCTCACGCACAGGGCCATCGCCTCTACTGGCATCGACGGCGCGCAGCAGGTAGCCACGAAGTGGCTCGGCTTCGTCAGTGACGAGGCACAGTTCGCCGTGGTGAACCCCGACATGGCGACGCGCGCGATCGTCACTGGCGGCGGCATGCCGGCCGGCACCTTCAACGGCGAGGCCATGCGCTCGGTCGCCCAGTTCAAGAGCTTCCCGCTCGCGATGCTGACCCGGCACTGGCGCCGCGTGTTCGAGACGCCGCAGGGTCTGGAAGGCGCACCGCTGGGCTACGGGGCGTCCAACACGCGCACGGCCACCGTGAACCGCGTTGCTGTGCTCGCAGCGCTCGCAGTCACGACGACGCTGCTAGGCGCGATCCAGACCCAGCTGCGCGCAGTCGTGTCCGGCAAAGATCCGATCTCGATGGACCCGACCGACGAGCACGGGCGCAAGTTCTGGGCGAAGGCCTTCTCAGCGGGTGGCGGCGCGGGCTTCTTCGGTGACGTGTTGCTGGCGCCTGGCGACGATCCGAGCAGGCAATGGGAAGGGCACCTCGGCTTGGCAGGTCCGATCGCCGGCGCCTTCGGTGGTCTGGTGGACATTGCGAAGGATCAACACCACGCCGCACGCGCCGTGCGCTGGGGCAGCGATCAGCTCCCCTTCGTCGACATGTGGCAGGTCCGAGCACTCTACGAACACTGGTTCTTGCATAGCGCCCAGGAGATGCTGAACCCCGGCTACCTCAGCCGCATGCGGCAGCGCGCGATGAAGGACTGGGGGCAAGGCTACTGGTGGACCCCGGGGGAAGCGCTGCCCGACAGGGCTCCCGATTTCGAGCGCGCCGTCGGACAATAGGGGCCCATGCGCCCCGACCAGCTCACTCGTCTCGAAAGCCTTCGCGATCGCCTCGTCGAGCGCGCGCTGATTGACGCCGACCCGGGCAACTGGGTGGCGGGCGAGAAGGCGCCGAAGGACATGACCCGCGACGAGCGCGGCGATGCGAAGTGGTGCCGCGGCCTGGCGATCAACACCGTGTCGCTGGCCATGCAGGTGCAGCGGCTGATGGCCAACGTCGAGACCGGCGGGGCCATCGTGCCCGATCAGCCCGATGTGCCGGCGGACGCGGAGGCCGATCCTGTCGAAGCTGAGGTGGCGCGCTTCGAGGCGGCGGCGGCGGAAGTGCTGGCAGCGCGCGCCGTGAGGGCGGCACGCGATGCAAAGCCCAAGCTCTGACGCGATCTCCTTCGTCGCCTTCTTCAACCGCTGGGCCGAGATCCAGGGCTGGACGGTCCCTGACCTGCACGTCGAGATCTGCACCTGGCTTGCCGAGGAGCAGGCCCCCGAGCGCGTGCTGATGGTCTTCCGAGGGGCGGCCAAGTCCACGCTGTACGCGGTGCACAAGGCGTGGAAGCTCTGGCGCAACCGCTCGCACCGCTCGCTCGTCTGGTCGGCCGACAACGAGACCGCGGGGATGCTGACCGCCGACACGATCAACGTGCTGCGCAATCACCCGTGGTGCCGCGGCATGCTGCCGTCGAAGCCAGGCGCGAAGCGGTTCTGGGTCAACGGCGCGAGGGACGCCCGCAACGCCAGCATGCGAGCCGTCGGCGTGACCTCGAACGCCACCGGCGCGCGGGCCGACGACGTGGACTTCGACGACATTGAGGTGCCGGGTAACATCGAGACGCCCGAAGCGCGGCTCAAGCTGCGCCAGCGCATCAGCGAGTCGACACACATCGCGGTGCCGGGCGCCCAGAAGACCTACATTGGCACGCCCCACACGCACGACTCGATCTACCCGGAACGCATCGCCGCGGGGGCTGCCGTGCTGAAGATCCCACTGTTCGCGCACTCGGTGCGCTACACCGACACCGGCAAGCGCACGCGCTACGAGTTCCGGCACCCGGTCGGGCCCGATGGGCTGTACGTGATGGCCGGCATCCACAAGGGCGCGCGCATGCTGCGGCAGGGCGTCGACTTCCTGTTCGAGGCTGGCTTCGTGGTCTTCCCCTCAGCCCCGGGCGTGGTCATCGACATCTGCTCGGGCTGCGCCTGGCCCGAGCGCTTCACGCGTGACGAGATCGAGCGGCGGCGCAAGGAGACCCGCACGCTCAACGCCTGGGACAGCCAGTACATGCTCGAGGCCAAGCCGCTGGCCGAGCTGCGCCTGGACCCGAGCAAGCTCAAGGCCTACAACGTCGAGCCGGTGGTGCGGCGCGCGAATGGCGGCGTCGCGATGTGGCTGGGCATGGCGCGGATCGTCGGCGCCGCGTGCCGCTGGGATCCTTCGAGCGGCAAGCTCAAGAGCGATGTGTCGTCGCTGGCGGTGGTGCTGCAGGACGAACAGGGCCGGCGCTACTGGCACCGCTCGGTCGAGCTGCGCGGCGAAGTGGCGGAGACCGACGAGAGCGGCAAGCAGATCACCGGCGGCCAGGTGCTGCAGATCGTCGACGTGGTGCGCCAGCTCGAGCTGCCGCGCGTGGTGATCGAGACCAACGGCGTGGGCGCCTTCGCGCCGGCCTGGCTGAAGACCGCGCTGAAGCAGGCCAAGCTGCAGTGCGGGGTGAAGGCCGAGCCGCAGGCCACGAACAAGAACAAGCGCATCCTGGAGGCCATCGAGGGGCCGCTGAACTCCGGGCAGCTCTGGGCCCACACGTCGGTGATCGACGGGCCGGCGTGGGAGCAGATGCGCGACTGGAACCCGGGCATCACCGAGCAGCCGGACGATCACCTCGACAGCCTGGCCGGCGCCATCGCGGAGACGCCCGAACGCATCGGGCGCGCGGTGGTGGTGCAGTCCGATGGCTGGAAACCGCCCGCGAAGGGGCGGGAGGATTGGCGCCCATCAGCGGGCGTGCACGAAGTCGAGTTGGAGAGCTGACGACGGCGGCCCGCGCTTCACGCGCGAGGCGCCCATGTCCGTCAATGCCGAAACCCCGATTGCAAGCTCTACCGCCAACGGCGTCACCACCTCGTTCCCGTATGCATTCACCGTTCTGTCCGCCGCCGACTTGGTCGTGCAGGGCGTTCTGTCGGGCATCACCACCGTCTACACCTACGGCGTGCACTACACGCTGACCGGACTGGGCACGGACGCCGGTAGCGTCGAGTTCCTGTCTCCGCCGGCCAACGGCACCGTGATCACGCGCTATCGCTCCAGCGAGCTGAAGCGAACCACCGACTACCAGGATAACGGCGACCTGTTGGCCGAGACCCTCAACAGGGATCTCGACGGCCTGTGGCTCGCGCTGCAGGAACTGGCGTCGGGCGCGAGCGGCGCGCCGGGCAGCGCCGAGCAACTGGCGGCGCTGCTGGCAGCGTCGACGGGGTCCTCACGGATCGGGCACATCCTCAACGCGGCCGGCGCCGTCGAGCGCACGGTGCAGTCCAAGCTGCGCGACACGGTGAGCGTGCTCGACTTCGGCGCCGTGGGCGACGGCATAGCCGACGACTCGACGGCGCTGATTGCGGCGCTAGCAAGCGGCAAGCCGTTGGACTTCGGCAGCGGTACGTACAAGCACACGGGGCTTGCGCTCACGGCGACCGGTCCTGTCTACTGGGCTGGCAGGGGTGCTCGCCTCAACTACGTCGGCACCGCAGGGAACATTGGCGTCGGCATCCAGACCGCACCGGCGACGACCATCGAGAGCTTGCACATCGAAGGCATCACCTTCGCCGGCGGCGTCCCCCAGCTCTACATCTGGCCCGGCACTCGCGACCAGGTCGATGCCAACGTCGGCCGCATCAACCATGCGGTGGTGCGCAGGTGCCGCTTCCTCTCAACTTCCCACACCGGCTACAACGCGAACTTCACTCTCGCCTTCTGTGCGGATGCGCTCGTGGAAGAGTGCTTTTCAGAACTGGCGACGGACAACGGAATCTATGTGCCGTACAGCGAGAACGTGCGCATCACCAACAACGTGGTGAGGAACTGCGGTGGGATTGGGATTGCCGCCGGCTACCACAGCATTTTCGCGAATTTCGGTGGGCGGAACGTAACGATCTCCGGCAACATCGTTTTCAACGACGAGAGCGCCGACACCGCACTCAACTACATCTCTGGCATCGACGTGGTGTTTTGCCAAACCTATGTCATCAAGAATAACGTCGTGGCGAACTTGATGCCGCGGGATTCACGCTCGGTGAACAATTGCATTCGCACCGCCTACGTCACGGAAGAATATACGCTTTACGACGGTGACATCTCCGGGAACATCGCTTACCGTCCGTTGAATCGCTTTGTCACTGTCGGCGAAATTGGGAACGCCGAGATCAGGCGTCTGACGATCTGCGGGAATAAGTTCTACGACTGTCTTCTCTCCGGTATCGAGATCCACCAGGGGTCGGAGGCGATTGAGATTGCCTACAACAGCATCCACACCACAGGCCAGCATGGAATTTTCATCAACAACGCCTGCATGGCGGACGTGAAGATCCACCACAACGCATTTACTCACCCGACCATTCAGGATCAGTACAACCACTACAGCGCGATCTACTTCGGAGGCCTGACTGGTACGGTAGAGCACAACACGATCGACACGGGGCACATCTTCATCAAGGTCTTGAGCACCGCGAGCGATCCGGGGATTTGGCTTTCGGGAGCAGGCGGGAGCCAAACAATTCGCCTGCGTACCGGCGTCACGGGGACGGGGACGACAGTCGATCAGGCGAGTCTCGCGGGAATGACCTTTGGAAGCCTGGCGGAGTGGATTCGCCTCCACGCGAACTGGGATGCGTCGATTTACTCCCAGGCGGCGGTTGGGACGTACAACCCGGCGACGACCTACAAGGTGCACGAGACGGTGCGCTACGGCGCTGGTGTGGGAAAGGTATACCGGAACCTTCAAGGCTCGACGGGGAAGACGCCGGTCCCTCTCTACAACGCCACCACCACCTACGCCCTCGGGGACAAGGTCTACTGGGCCCAGGAGATTTTCACCTCCGCCGTCGCTGGGAATGTGGGACAGAACCCTTACGACGCGACGAAATGGACCCGCGGGGGCGACGCTGTTTATTGGATTCCCATGGAGGTGGACGGGGTGGCGAACCTCCCCTGCGTCCCCTACCTCCGCTCGACGGGGGAGAGATCGAACTCGATGGTCCGCGACTACTCGATCGACACGACGTATGGGCTGAAGCTCACCTCCGCTGAATGCTACCTCGCCATCTACGCGGTCTTCCAGAGTGGGGGGCGGGTGAAGGTTCGCAACAATACTCTCAACTCCGAGGCGTGGGAGTATCGGCGGCAGAAGGTCATCTTTCCCACATACCCCGAGCAGCCGTTCTACGTGGGGAAGCCGTTCCTTTGGGAGAGGGGGCTAACGGAAGCGGATACGCCCGAGAGCGGGGCGAGGAGGATGTGGGAGCTTTCGGAGTCGAATGGTTACTTCGGGCCGGCAAGTCTCCCTGCGGATAACTGGTATCTCATCGGGGATCGATGCGGATCGGAAGAATTCGTAGATGCGCAAGGCCCGCGGAATTGGGTGTGCTACTCCCCGGGCTTCGGATCCACGTCGAAATGGTCGCCGCTCTATACGGCATTCGACGGCCCCACAAGCGCAATCGGGGGGAATGGGTATGCCTACGTTGATGTCACTGTCAACGGGGCTGACCCCGCTCAGGAAAACCACGTAATCATCAACTTACGAAATAGCACCGGACTCGCGTCACTGATGACTTACGGATTCGTCATTGCAGCGAATACGGTGAGGGTGATTTACTTTAACGCTTACGGGGCCGACGTTACCCCCACCGCTCACCGAGTGCACGTCTATGTGTACGTTGGCCCGCGGGCGGCTCCGCTCGTTTAACCCCCGGCGCCGACAAGAACTCGAGCCGGCCTGACGCCAGACAGCCCGTAAGGGCCAGGAGACACACCCATGAAGATGCTACCAGCGCGGCGGGTCTACTACAACCCGCGCGGCGGCGCATTCACGCTCGCGGCGCATACGCTGCACGTCTACGTCTACCCTGGGCCGATGGCCTCGCCGACTTGATCGAGGACGACGGGCATGGA